TTGGTGGCGTGTGCGGCGGTGGAGCCTGATCCGCGCGGCCGGTGGTGGGGTTTTGAACGGTGTGACTACCGTGACGGGACGGCCTGGTGTGAGGCGCGCGAGCGGGCGAAGTACTCGCGCGAAAGGCTCAAGCTGTGAGGCGGCTCGCTCTCCTATGCGCGGCGCTGCTGGCGCTGCTGGGCGTCAGTGGCGCGGCTTGGGCCTACGTGTGCACTCAATACAAGGTGACTGGCGGTGAATACGGCCAGCAGTGGAAGGATTCAATGCCAGAGGCCACTGCGAGCTACTGTGCGGCGCGTGGCAAGGGCGGCTGTATCTGGACGATGAACGGGTCCTGCACCTCGGATGGCACGAACCAGAATGCGCCTCCGAGTGGGGCGTGGTTACAGTTCACAAGTCCGAGTTGCGGGTCGTTTGGTCAGCCGGGCTGGTCTTCTCGGACGGGCGACTACTGCGTCCCCAATTGCAGCAGCACCAGCGAAAACAAGCTGATTCGTGTTGGCTGGGCGCGTGCGACGGCTCGCTCTGATGGTGCTCCGTGGCAGACCTCGGACGGTCGGCACTTCTTTGCTCCGGCGAAGGCTGGTCAGCCCAATCCGGCTAGTGTTCCTATGCCTACTACGATCTGTGACGGCCAGTGCGTTTGGGTTGCTGACGGGGCCGCTTCGGATTTCTGGGTGAGCATGGACCCGGGTGCGACGGGGCTGCATCCGATCTATCGGCAGCAGGGTTTTTTGCGAAACAACCAGACTTGTACGGCCAAGACTCCGGAGGCGGACTCTAGTGCGCCTCCTCCAGCGTGCGACGGGTTCATGGGGACGGTGAACGGCAAGCAAACCTGCATTGCCAAGGAACCGCCTTCGGGTGTGACCGGTGGTGCAACGCCTATCCCTCCAAAGGTGACGGCGTCTCCTGCGGGTAGCACGCCTACGCAGTCAACGGACACGACAGGGCCGGTTGCGCATGGGCCCAACGGTGAGAAACCGGGGAAGACTGGCGACACACCGGGCATGCAGGACTTAGGGGGGACGGGCAAGGGCATCGCGGCGACGCCTAGCAGCTCCACCACTACGCAGCAGAACCCGGACGGAACCATCACGACCAGCACGACCACACTGGATATCACTGTGTGCGGCGTGCCTGGAAAGCCTGCCTGCAAGATCGATGAGTCTGGCACGCCGACCGACAAGGAATTGAAGCTCGATGAGGCCGGGCTCCTGAATACCGCCAAGGGCAACCGTGACGCGGCGGCTGGCACGTCCGACAAAAGCGGCATTTTTTCGGGCTGGTCCGGCTTGTTCGTCACGCCTCCTGTGGTGGCGTGTGCGCCGCTCACGTTCACCATGTCTGGGGGTGTCGAACAAACGGTAGACCCGTGTCCCGTTGTGAGTGGGGTGCGGGCCTTCATGGCGTGGCTCTGGGCGCTTGCTGCGTTCTGGATTTGTTTAGCTTGGATTAGAGAGGCAAACTGATGCCGTTACTCGCTGCTTTCATCGGGAATCTTGCCGCGGGCTTGGTCGCGGTTCTGGGTCGCTTCATGTCGCTTCGGCTGGCGATGAAGCTGGCCAGCTACACGGCCTGGATCACGGTCTTTACCGCGTTCGTGGCCAGCGTGTTCATCTGCACGTCCGGGCTGGTGGCGGGCTTCTCGGCCATGTTTGCTTCGGCTAGTGGCGGCTGGTCGCTCGGTTCGGCCGAGTCGGCCATCATCTCGGGCTTTGGGATGGGCCTGGGGATGTTCATCCCTGCCAACGCGGCCACGGTCGTCTCCTGCATGGCTTCGGTGTGGATCGCCTGTCAGATTTACAAGATCCAGCGCGATGGCATGCACAACTACTCCAAGTGATGCGGGGATGTGGGCGATGGAATTCTTTCTCGGTGCTCTGGCGGGTGGTGCGTTCGTGTTCGGTGTCCTGCTGCAACGGATGGCGGAACCTCTCGCACGGTTGAAGAAGGCTGACCCGGTCGCTTATGCGGCGCTGGTGCGTAAAGCGACGAGGCGGGGTGAGGCGTGACGCGCCCCATGTGGCCCCAGCTGCTTACCCGGGGCGGCTTCACCTTCCAGCTGGTGAACCCTTCGGGGTCGTGGGTGTGCTCACGTCACGGCTGGTTTGCGATCTATTGCACGTCTCAGGCGCAGGCGGATCGGAGGAACGATGGCTGACTATGCTCTGATCGGCAAAAAGGGCACTGGCAAAAGCAAGAACGGTGTTCGGATCGCCTTTAAGCGATACCTCTCGAGCGGCCGGATGCTGGCAACGAACCTCGATCTGCAGCTGGAACCCTTCTTCGGTCCGTACTCGCGTCTGACCTATGTGCGTGTGCCTGACAAGCCCACGGCGTTCGATCTGGAAGCGGTCGGCCACGGCAACCCCAAGGACCCGTACAACGAGGACCGGGCCGGCATGATGCTGCTGGACGAGATGGGAACGTGGATGAACACCCGCACCTACGCTGACAAGGAGCGGCTTGGCGTGCTCGATTGGCTTGCCCATGCGCGCAAGTACGGCTTTGACTGCTGGTACGTGATGCAGGGCCTGGGGCAGATCGACAAGCAAGCCCGGGAGTCGTTCGTTGAGTTCGTGACTCGTCATACGCGTTTCGACAAGATGCAGTGGCCGCTAGTGGGCGGTCTGCTCGCGCTGTTGTTCGGGGAGAAAGCGGCGTATATGCCCCGGTTTCACGTCGCGGTCACGCGCATGGGGGTCGATCCGGTGGGGATGGTGGCCGGGCGTGCCTCCTTCAAGGGCGACGACATAGAACCGTGTTACGACACGCTCCAGGTGTTTCGGGCGGACTACCCTCACGGCACGCATTCGGTCCTGTCTCCCTGGCACGTCAAGGGGCGTTTTCTGAAGCCGCAGCCGAAGGGCTTTTTCGTGGCGTTGCTGCGCGCGCTGGTCGGGGCAAGGGGTAAGGTAGTCCCTGATCCCGTTCGCCCGCTCACGGCCCCGGATGCGGCCTGGGCGCGGGTTCGCTTGCTGGCGTCTCGCTTGCCCAAGGAAGAGGGCCTTCGCGTCATGGCGCGTTACGCGGCCCAGCGGGCGACGCAGGCGGCGACGACCACGCGCTAGCGGGGGCGGCGGCCGCCGGAGGCGGCCGCTAATTTATTTGATAGACACTTTGGAACAAACCACATGAATCCTCTTCGATCTGTCCTGTTGGAAGTCTTGGCGCTCGGGGGTTCGGTGGTGGCGGTCGCTGTGATTGCGACGCTGGTGCTTGCGCTAGCTCAGCAGATCGGCATAATCCGCCTCGGTCAATGCGTCGTCGTTGGATGACGTAGCACCAAAAAGTTGGTCCGGCGACGTTGGAAGCGTCCCGGACCCGATCAGCACCCACATGAACGGGGGCAAGTGCCGATGCAGCGGATTATTGACGGGATTCTGTTTGAGGGCAACCGTGCCCCGGGCGTCTGGGACGTTCGCATGTGGGAATCGAACGGGCACAGAGAGGTGTCGGCGGTTCCAGTCATCGAGTGGCGTGAGATTGGGCTGGTCCCGGTCCTCAATTGGGGCAAAAACCCGCTCGGTGAGCTCGATCCGGTCAAGGATGCCGAGCTCATTGAGGAAAAGCGCCAACGCAACCTAAAGCGGGCAGCGAACCGGGCTCAGACGGCCTGTAGGCGCTTCATCAAGGCCGAGGGCTTCGACGAGCTCTTGACCATTACCTACCGCGAAAATCAAGAGGATCGGGCGCTTTGCAAGGCTCACTTTAAGGAGTGGGTGCGCCGCATGCGCGCGGCTCTCGGCGGCACGTTTCGCTATTGCGCCAGTTTCGAGCGGCAGGACCGAGGCGCGATGCATGTCCATGTTGCGTGCCATCGTCTGCCACAGCACGGCACGCGTAAGGGCCAAAAAATCCTTGGTTGGCGCCTGGGCACTGAGATATGGCGCTCGATCGTCGGCAAGGACAACGGGCTCGTGTTCGTCGGGGGCCGTCCGGCCAAAATCAAGTCTCGCAAGTCGATCAAACGTTCGCCGGCCAAGATGGCCGCGTACGTGTCGAAATACATCATGAAAGACTTTGCGGAATCGCCTGAAGAGGTCAACCGCTATTCGCGCAGCAACGGCGCGATGCCTAAGCCCACGGTGGTGCGTCTGCACGGTGCGCCTGACATTGCGGACGTGATTTCTTGCATCTTTGAGTGCAAGGATGGCGATGTCATCGTGTCGCACCACCTTGGGCGCTTCAAGGATTTCTACTGGCTGTGCACGGAACCGGACCCGGGGCCGAGGGTGGTGCATTGAAAGCGTGTTACGTTATTTTACAAAAACCCGCTTGCGCGGGTTTGAAAACGTGGCACAATATCATCATCGCAGCAACGAAAGGGGAACGTGATGAACCTGATTGATTCGGATGGTCTCGATTTCAAGGATGTTCGGGATCGGCGGGTGTGGTGGCTCCGGCGCTGCCTAGAGGTTGGCGGCTATGTGGATACGTTGGACCGTCTGATGCAGGCGGCACTCAATGCCGATTCGCGCGACGCCGATGCGTTGGCTTTTGCGTGGAACCGTGCGAGTGATTCTCTGCATGACTTCGTTGTGAATTTGGTGCGTAATGGCGGTCTCTTAATGTTGACGTGGAGTGAGGATGGCGAAGAAAGAGACAGTCCGAAAAAGCCCGCGCGGCGGAGCGCGTCCCGGAACCGGACGGCCCGCGCTGTCAAAGGAGGAGGGGACCGTGCATCTATCGGTGCGAGTGACCGAAACGCAACGGGAGACCTTTTCAAAGATGGGGGGTGCTAGCTGGCTACGTGCGTTACTGGATCGGTTGCGGTCGGAGTAACGTGTGTTTTTTGTGGGACGAGTAGGATTTACTCTTACTTGCGTCTTGTTGCGTAGAGTGCTACAAACGTGGCACGCAAGGGGGATCAATGAAATCGTCGGAAGTTTGTGACGCGGAATACCGCGAGTTGTGGTCCGAGTCGGACCGTCACTTCCAATTGGAGCTAGTGGCTTGGTTGCTGGCGGGTGTGGGTGTCGTGCTCGGCACGCTCGTTCTTCTGGCTTTGGCGCTGGCGTGAGCTCGGGTCCATGGCTCTGGACGTCTCGGGGCCATCAGCCTGCGTTCCTGCGGGGTCTTATTGAAAGGGCAACAGTGCAATCCATTCTCGAAATTCTCCTGGTCAACGTGAAAACCGGGACCTCCAAGAAAACGGGTCAGCCGTTTGCGATTCCTGAGGCGCATTGCATCCTGCGCAATGATGACGGCACGGCCGGTGCGGTCGGCGTGTTGCAAGTTCCCAAGGCACTGGAAGAGGTCGCCAAGCCCGGTATCTTCACGGCCGTTTTCGCTCTGGAAGCGCCGACCTACGGTGACAACCAGGGCAAGATCGTCGCCAGCCTGAAGGGCCTGACGCCGATGGCCCCCAACGCGTTTCGCAAGCCTGTGCCGCAGGGCGACAAGGGCTGATCGTGACGGCCACGGACGTTTACGCGTTGGGCCTTAGTCTGGGCTGCTGCGTGATGTTTGCGCTCGGCTATCTGGCGGGGTGGCAGCTGTGACGCGTCTCCTGGCCTGGGCGGCGGTGGCTGCGGTGTGTTACCTGGGCTGGTCCTATGGGCCTGGGCTGGTGGCTCCCTGGACCGACATGGGCAAGGCGGCGCTGGTGGCCTCTCCGGTCGCTTCGCAGCTGCCGAAGCTGCCTGAGGGCTGCAAGGACAAGGAGTGCGTACCGTGACCCTCATAGGCGCGTTCTTTGCCTGTTGGGCGATTGGCTTTGTTGCGGGCTGGAAGATGCGAATGATCCGGCGCGCGCTGGAAATGGCGTGATGCGAGCCACGCGGGGAGGCTCGGGCACTGCCGGGGCTTCTTCGCGGTGCTTTTGCCGCTTTGTGAGAGGGAAGAGTGATGAAGAAAATGAAGATGCGTCTGCTGGCCGGTCTGGCCGCTGCCGTTGCCTCCGCCCAAGCGCTGGCGGTCGATCCGACCACCGCCTCCGAGGGCTTCACGCAAGCCCAAACCTCCGCGCTGGGCTTCGGTCCCGGCATGTGGGGTCTGGCTGCGGGCTCGGTCGCGATCCTGATCGGCGTCAAGTGGATCAAGCGCGCACGCGGCGCGGCCTGATCGGCGGGCGCACTGCCTCCGGGCCTCGGACTCTCCTGGCGACAGGGCTGTCCGGGGCCCTTTTTGTTTACAAAAAGTGGTGGGGCAACTGGAGTGTGTGCAACCTCCCGAACCCGCAGGGCCGGACAACGTCCGGGGGAGGTTGTCCACACGGAAGGCGTCAGGCTCCAGTGTGGGCAACCTGCCGAACCCGCAGGGCCGTCCACACGGACGCCAGTCCTTGTGGGCGGGGCAGGTTGTCCATACGGGGGAAAGACGGGTTTCCTCCGGTGGTGGTGCGGTGCGGTGCAAGCGGCGTGCATCTGTCCCGGAGAAACCCTAGCGAAGCGGGTTTCGCAGGGCAGATGCATCGCGCGAAGCCGGTATTCCTCGGTGGTGTGGCTCGGTGCAGGCAACGGGCTGTTTCCTCTGGAGAGACGGAGAAACCCTAGCGAAGCGGGTTTTGCAGTCTCTCCAGAGGAAATAGACCGAAGTGACAAGGGGCGAAAGATGGGCGGTATTCGGTGGTGGGTTGCGGTGCTGGCTTCGGCCGGGTTGGTGGCGTGTGCGGCGGTGGAGCCTGATCCGCGCGGCCGGTGGTGGGGTTTTGAACGGTGTGACTACCGTGACGGGACGGCCTGGTGTGAGGCGCGCGAGCGGGCGAAGTACTCGCGCGAAAGGCTCAAGCTGTGAGGC